TGCTTGAAGAGAGAAAATTAGAGCGCGTGAAGGGTCTAATCCAGCCATCAAGCCATATCGGACTTCTACAGAAGTATCGCCCTTAATGTCCTTGCTTGGCAAGTACTTTAACTCGTACGGTGTTCCTTGCGCGGTTCCTCTAACTGTCTTCTTTTCATTGAAAAGGAGTTCATCCATTTCGAAACATAACTTGATGACATCTTCTAACACCTCAGCAAGAACTGTTTGACCAGCCTTAATCTGTGAGTCGAAAGCACCAAGTAATGCCTGGACACCTTGGCCAGTGATAACACTAGCGTCAATGTTTCCAGTTCTGCCTTCAGGATATCGAGCACCAAGTCTTAATTCTGATTGGAGTGCTGATTGCTCCTGGAAAGCAGCAGCGGGAATGTCCAAACGAACACGCCCGACACCATTTGGATTTGTAGTACGAATGATTGCATCTGGGCCCATAGGCATATCCAGAACATCATCAGGTACTACAAGTGGAGCCTGGATTGACTTTTCAGCCGCTTCCATGGCTAGGTTAGCAAAACGAGCACGAGCAAGTTGTACAAAAATTACATCATCAAACTGTCCGCGAGGCTTTCCATCAATAGATGGGCGCTCTGCAATTACTACGCTCATCTTGCCCATAGGATTCTTAGCGATACTAAGAACCAAATCTTTACGTGAAGGAACATACAAGACAATTGAATCTTTATCCATATAACGGATGATTTCAATTTCTTGATTTAAGTTCTGGTCATAGCCAAACTGACCTAGGATTGCACGGTCATGCTCTGGGAACTCATTGACAAGTTCACCCATTGTCTTGTTATAACGCTTAGCATATGCAACTAGACGACCAAAACGGTCACGCTCATAGTAGACACCAGTTGGGTCTTCTACGCGGATACGAGGAAGATTAGCATCCCAGTCTGCCTCAACATGTACTGGCAAAAAACCATAGGAGAAGTACTGGTCAGAACCACCATACATCTGAGTCTGCAAACGAGATGTATAGACATAGTTGTTTGCAATCATGCTGCGCTTGTCAGCAAACTCACGAGCATTATCTGATGTTACATTTGTAGTAGAGCAATTGATAGAAGGTAGCGGTGCTAGAACTTCTGCTAAGTCGCGTGCTGCAACATCGATAAAGTTAGCAACCATGGCATGTGACATTCCCTCAGGGAACATGTCGGGAAATATCTCGACCATCTTTCCCTGACGCACAGCAAGCATGTTGGCCATTTGGGTATCGCGCTCAAAAGCGCGGTGCTTCATAGCCTCTACGCGGCGTGCAATGAGTTTAATCTCTGCCATTGTTATCCTATTCGTATTGAGCAAATTCGTAATCGTTTAGATTAATCATGTAACGATTACCTTGTTGTTTGGGTGTTGCCCACTTATTTGGTATGTGACTTTGCCCCATACGTGTTGTACTGATTACTTCACGTGCACGCAGTTCACAGAACCACAATGCCATTACGCAGTCAGTCTTACCCTTAGTATCTGGCTTCCAAGTAATTAACTGTTGGATTAAAGCCTTGATACCTTCTGAACCATCTTGCGATGGAAGTTCAATTAAGTTATCATCTTGATGTGTATTAGCACGCATAGTCCCAAATAGACCTGACATAGCAGCCACACCAAAACTAGTATCCCATTTATTTCTACCAGTAAACTGACTTGAGAATCTCACACCAGCCGAGGCAAGGAAGTTACGCAAGACTTCATCTAAAGCATAAGCCTTCTGATGAGCGTTAGTTTCAATGCGTAATTCTTGTGGACTATACTTTCCTACCCAGTCCTCAATCAATCTTTGAATCTTCTGAGGAGTAGGCTCTTGCATATTCTCTACATCCAAGATGTAGCGCTTTCGCGTTTGACGGTCAACCGTCATAATAACAGCAGCGGTATTACCAGCCATCGCGGGGTCTAAGCCCATGATGGTATACCACTGACCTTGCTCACTGGGGTGACCAGGAGTTCCAGGTTTTAGAATCCCTCGTTTGCGCATCCTATTGACTGAACCTTGCACACAAGCAGGGGGGAAAATAGAATCTTCCTGGACATCCTGCTGCTGATAAACAAGTGCCCAAGCAGAAGGAGAGACTTCTGAACGTCGGCGAAACAGTGCTGGCCCATTCCATTTAGGATAAAGTCCGTCCTCATCGGGAAGGATGTTATCTTCTGAACCTTCCCATGGGATATTAGACTTTGGCCAGAGGGTAGTCCATTTTTCTGGGTCATCGTTATACTCCAATACTGCTGGCATTGACATGTAGGTAAACGGCGTCTTGCCACCCGTCCAGTGGTCGGGGTTACGAATCTCTCGGTATAAATCATTTGAGGCAATACGTGTGCCCACAATCAACAACTTACCAGAATCACCTAGACGAGTAATTACATCTCGCTGCAACCACAACAGTTGCTTTTCCCATTCATGAGCGTTAGATGTAGTAACAACGTCGTCAAGAATGATAAGGTTAGAACGGGCACCAGTAATTTGACCACCCACACCAAGGGCCTGAACAGTCGGGTCCTTTTCGGTGGAGTCACGGCTGAGGTAGATACGGTCTGCCTTCCAGGTATCTGCATCCTCTTTCCATCCCCCAGTAGAGCCATAGACGGCCTGCATCTTAGCCCACCGCTCATGAGACAGGCGCTGCTTAATTGAGTATAAGTATTCTTTGGCGCGCTCTTGAGTCTTTGAGACGATGGTAATCTTGATGTTGGGGTCCATGGCTATGCGATAGACACAGTAGTTGACCGTGATAACGGTAGACTTGGCATGCTCGGGGGGTACGTTTATCAGAAGACGTTTGCCTGAGGCAGGCTCATAGACCATGCTGTCATGGATGTAACTTGGCTCACGGCCTTCAAGGATATCAATCCAAGAACGGTGATGGTCAAAGATAGGGCTTCCTAGGAACTCTTTCGAGAACTCCTCAAAGCCTATCTTAAACTTAGCGTCCCCTGTGACGATGGAGAGGGTTTTCTCCCCCTCAGTTCGGGCCTTGTCTAAAGCGGCCATGAACTGTTCGTCTTTGCGCCAGTCTTTCATGACATCGGGCTTTCTATCAGCCCTGGCGATTGCATCTTGCAAGTCTAAACCTTGCCTGATGAATTCTAGTACTTTGTCCTTTGCTTCACGCAAGGCCACCACATTGTGATGTTCTTTACCACCTTTGGCAGCCATATAAACCCCCTATAATAAATCCCCTTTATCGCTCGGCTTGCCCTGCAAGCCTCGCTAACCCCTCGTGTGTTCGTGGCTGGCACCAAGCCAGCCCTTACGGTCTGTCTTAGCCACCCACTCACAGTTAGATAAACTCACTCACGGCTTGCCGTTCGTTTATCGTTACATATATACTAACCCGTTCAAATACAAAAACCGAACGGTAGTATATACCGAATGTGACGGAAGTCACTAGAAATATACTACCAATACGGACATATCGATACACTGGAGCCTAAATACTGGAAAAATAATTTTAGGCGATAGTGTATATACATACGGGGACCGTATAACAAGCACTGGGGTCGCCCTGCGACCACGAAGTCTTTAGGCGAATGATGAGGGCAGGCTATGCCTGCTCATTCGCGTTCTTGGGGGTTCCGAGGGGGCTTGCCCCCTGGCGTTTTTAGTAATCGCTTCGCGATTTACAAGCCATCGGCAGACACGCGAGCGACCGAAGGGAGCGAGCGCGCGATTTTTTTATGGTGTGCGGTTTGTGTTGGGTGACTATCTGCCCGACCTTTTGAGCGTGGGGCTGAGCGTGGGCTGACTGTACGATTATCGTACACGCTGAAAAAAAAGGGCTTGCGCCTATTTGACTTGATAGGGCAAAGATGCAATAATTCTCTTATCAGGTCGAGCGAATGTCTCGGATGATAGAGAGTAAAAAAATGACAACAGCAACAACAGCAGTGCAAAGCAAGGACATGGCGAACACAGGTTTGGTTTCAGATTTCAAGGCTTCACTGCTTCCCGTTCTACAGAAAGAAAAGCAATTATGGCAGGTCATGGTTTCACTCATGGTTCAGGGTGATTTATCGGTTCGTGGTGGAAAAGCCACTATTGAAGCGGTCAATGCTGAAAGCGGTTCACTGCCAACAATCGCGACAAGCGCGGTTCAATACTTTATCAGCGCTGGTGTGGTTTTCGACAAGGTCAAGGGCGCTCAAGAAGTGCCTCTTTCTAACCTGCTTAACGTTACAATTCAGGGCACTAGAAAACTAGGCGTGAAGCGCTTTGCTGAACTGGTCGAAGTTTCAAGCAATTTCAAGGCGCTATCTGCAACAGTTGAAAAGGCTCCTGCAAAAGAGAAAGCAGAAGGCAAAGCAAAGGTCGAGGGTGTGGATGCACTTATCGAAGCACTCAGCAAGGCGCTAGAGGCTGACGATTTCGAGGGCATCATCTTGAACCCTGAGTTGGCTGAGGCAGTTGCAAAGCAGTTGCAAGGATGCGCGAAGCACTCAAAGTCGGTCAATCATCCTGCGGGCAAGGCGCTCGCTGCATAATCTCAAAGGCAAGGCGCTCGGCTCCTTCGGGGGTCGGGCGCTTTTGCGTTTCCGTACGATTGTCGTACGAGCGCGAGCCGCGAAAAAAAGTTTGTGTCGGACGAGTTTGTGTTGGGGCATGGGGCATAGCCGTAGTCGTGGCATGAAAGGTTTGTGTTGGGGGTAGGGGTTAGCCGTAGTCGTCTCGCGCTGGATAGCCTTAGCCGTAGCGTTTGACTTAGCCAACCATAGGCAGTATTCTTATCTAGTGGGCATACCTGTGCCCATTCTAGCCCTGTACGACAATCGTACAGTTACCAGAAAGGAAGTTAGATGTACCTTACAACGACCGACCTACTAGCCGTAATGATAGCGCTAGTCGTCTCAGTAACACTCGTCATCACATCAGCCGTTGCCAACGCTCGGCTTACTCGCTCCGTTCAGGAGTACCGCGAAGCATGGCTCACCGCTAAGAAGGCGTCATACATTGTGTGTGACGACCATAAGGCTGGCAAGTAATCATGTCTCTTGAGATAGCAAGCAGGAACGACCTGCTTATGGTGCTTATTGGCTTGGAAGCCGTAAGCGAATTGCTAGATAGCGATGAACGCATGACCGACTATCGCAGAGATAGTTATGCCATGCTATTCAACCGAGTGGCTGAGGCTTACGCTGAGATAGCCACCATAGAAGAAGAAAGCCTTGTCCATGCAATAGTAGAAGGGTACATAGAACTATGACCACAGGTTATGGCTTTGTAGGCGTTGGCGTCTGCCAGCGTTGCAGTATGCCCGAGTTCCTATTCGTAGCCTCTGACTCTGACTATGGTGCAGAACAGTCACCGAAGTGTGCTGATTGCCATAGTTACTATCGTGAGACACCTGCTCCAAGAATTGCACTTGTGGACGAAACTCCATTGTGCCATGCTTGTAACAGGCCTGAGTTTATAAATGAACCTGCAACAGTGTATCAACGCTGGGAGTTTCTCAATGCCTATCTTGCTGACAAAGAGCGTACGATTATCGTACACCGAGACTGTTCAACAGACTCTAACCGTAGTATTACTTGTACGGATTGCACCATTGTCTATGCGACAACACGCAACAGAGATTGGCGTCTTGTATCTCCAATCACTAATGCAGAGTTCGTTACTATGACTCGCGTAGAAGGAGATGAACGGTGTGAGAACTGTGCATCAGAGTATTACACAGAAAACGGTGGAAGCCATAACTTCTCAACCTGTGAGTCTTGTGATGATACATTCCATAACGATAACGGAGCATGGTGGAATGACTCGCTCTATTGTCAAAACTGTTACGATAACAATGTTTATACCTGCAATGACTGTGGAGATGAATACTGGGACGGTAATGGTCACGATTGTTCAAATGATGATGAAGACAATGGCTCTATCCATACTTACTCGTACCGACCTAGCCCGTACTTCTTTGGCAAGGGTCAGTATCATCTCGGCTTTGAGTTAGAAGTCGAGTCACGCGGTAACTCACGCTATGAGGGTGCTGAGATAGCACAGAATGAGTTAGGTTCTCATGCCTACATGAAAGATGACGGTTCTCTATCTGACGGCTTCGAGATTGTGACTCATCCTCACACACTCGAGGCTTATCAAAATGAGTTCAGTTGGGAGTTCATACCTAAACTCAAGCGTGAAGGGTTCCGTTCATGGAATACCGAGACTTGTGGGCTTCATGTCCATGTATCCCGTACCGCTTTCGGTGAGGGTGTCAGTCCATGGGGTCGTGCTGACCGAGACCAAATCATCTTGCGTAAGCAGGCTCATGAGTTACGGTTTATGAAACTCATCTACGACAACCAACGACAGGTTGAGCGTATCGCTGGGCGCAGTAACAATCACTATGCCACCTTTCAAGATAAGGGAAAACTTGTCGAGAAGGTTAAGTATGGTAACCAATCCAACGGCAGATACTCGGCTATCAACACCGAGAATGACATGACATTAGAAGTACGCGTGTTCAAGGGTTCGTTACGCAAAGAGAGAGTGCTATCTGCACTTGAGTTCGTTGCTGCATCCGTTGAATACACTCGTGACCTCAAGGTCACATCCAAGAACCAAGCACTGTCATGGCTACGCTTTACCGCGTATGTCTCCGATAACATGGAGACCTATCCTAACCTAGCACTAATCATGAGCGAGTCTTTTGCTTCTGACAATAACCCTAATGAAAACTAACCGTACGATTATCGTACAGAAAAGAGTAAGCCAATGTGTATGTTATGTGTAATCCCACCCAATGTAATTCCGTCTCGTGAGAAGTTAGAAAACTCAGCGCTCAATAATCCACACGGATTTGGTTTCGCAATCGTAGTACCTAGTGAGAACCGTATCCATAGTGAGCGCACTATGAACGCAGACACTTCTATCAATCGCTTCTTAGAGATGCGTGCTAAGTATCCTGAGGGATACGCTATGTGGCACGCACGACTAGCCACTCATGGCTCAACGACAGTGGACAACTGTCACCCATTCAAGGTAGGTCATGATGAGCGTACCTACCTAGCGCACAATGGCATCTTGCCTATTGTCGAACCGCAGGGAGACCTGCGTAGCGACACTCGTATCTTTGCAGAGGACTTACTACCTGCTATCGGTGGTGTATCTGCACTAGACAACGACCAAGTGTTCAACCTTATGGAAGATTTCACATCAGGTTCTAAGGTCTGCATCCTTACAGTAGACCCACGCGCTGAGGCTCAGTGCTACCTTATCCACGAGAACAAGGGCAAGGTAGATGCATCAGGTGTGTGGTGGTCTAACGACTCCTGCTATCTTGCTACCTATACTCACAGTTTCAGTGACGCATGGCGACAGGTTAGCCCACGAAACATGGGACTCATGGACACTGAGGAGTTCTATGCAGAGTGCTTAGTATGCGACACAGTGATACTTGAGGAACCTAATGATGCAAGCGTGGTAGATTTCTGCCCTACTTGCGGATGTTGCTGGGGTTGCAGTATCTACAAGACCGATTGCCTGTGCTATCAGGGCAGTAACTTTACCAAGCCTGCTAACTGGTGGAACGCTGACACACAAGGGGCGTGGGGCTGGTGAGTAATCAACCTAGACACACCCCTGTACCGCCTACACCGTACTACTATGGTGTACGCGCTGAACTATTCCTGCATGATGCCGAACAAGCACTCAAGCAGGGTGATACAACCGAACACGAAAGATTGATGCTCAAAGCCGTTGAGTATCAAACATTAGCGGGACAATTACCGCTAGAGAAAGGTCACGCATGACCGAATACAAAAATGTGCGCTGCTGGAAGTGTGATACCAACATCCTTGTTGCTTCACACGACCTAGCAGAGCGCAACTACTGTCAATCATGTGCATGGGACAAGATACTGTACGATAATCGTACAGATGAGTTACTGCATGATTGAAAATCACATACCAATGTTTGTAGGGCAGGCGTTGTGCGCTGATAAAGCGTACGACCCTGACCTATGGCATCCACAAGAGTTATCAGGTATCAACCGCAACTGGAGTCACACTCCTGATGCGGAACTTGCTCGCTCAATCTGTTCAGTATGCCCCGCCAAACAAGAATGTAGAGACTATTCCCTCAAGTATTCTGGTCTCTCTGGTATCTGGGCTGGCATGGACAGAATAGAAAGACACGCTATGCAGACGGCACTTAACATGGAACCCATAGATTGGATTTCTACTTACAAGTCATCTGTTTATAGTGTGCCACATAACATGGGAGAATAATGAACCACGAACATGACTATAGATCGGAAGAGC